CTCCTGGGTGCCGCGCTTCGGCGCCACCTGCGCGGTGGCGGTGGCGCATCTGCTCGGCGTGCCGTCGCGCCCCTGGACCACGCCCTATGCCCTTTACCGTCACCTGAAACAGGAGGAACCCATGGGATCCGTATTCTCGCCGCCCAAGGCGGACACCATCGCCGCCGACGCCGCCGCCAAGCAGGCGAAGGCCGACGCCGACGCGCTCGCCGCCAAGAACGATGCGCGCTTGCGGGCGCTCAAGGCGGGCAGCCAGGGCCGCTCGTTGCTCGCCTATTCGAGCACCGGCGAGGCCGGGGTCAAGACCACCCTGGGAGCCGGCTGATGGGCGCCGCCAACCGCTTTGCCGATCCGCTGCTCAGGCGCTATGCGCGCGCCGAGGCGAAACGCCGGATGTGGGACGGCATCCTCCACGAAACCTACCGCCTCGCCCTGCCGAACCAGGACGACGACGGCAACCGCACGCCGGGTGCGAAGCGCGACGCGGAAATCTTCGACGGCACCGCGATCCGGGCGGTGAAGTGGAAGCGCGCCAAGCTCCACGGCGACCTGTTTCCGCCGTTCCGCCACTGGACCCACTTCCTCCCCGACAGCCTTGACGCCGACGCATTCGACGACGACGGCTCGCGGGCCTGGAGCGCCTTCGTCGAGGCGGCGGAGAAGAAGTTCCACAAGGCGATCGACCGCTCCAACTTCCACCTCGAAGTGCCGTTGGCGCTCGGCGACGCGCTGATCTCCACCGGCGCGGTGCTGATCCAGGAAGGGACGCCCGAGGACCCGCTGCGCTTCGAGGCGGTGCCGATCTCCCAGGTGATCCCTGAGGAAAGCGCCGACGGCACGATCCGCACGGTGTTCCGCGGCTTCGACGCGCCCGGTCGCGACATTTCCGAGCGCTGGCCGGATGCGAAGATTCCCGCCGACGTCGCCAAGCGTATTGCCGACGAACCCGACCAGCCGGTGAAGCTGGTCGAGGCGACGGTGTGGAACCCGGAGCGCCGCCTTTACGACTACGCGGTGTTCCTTCCCGACGGCGAGCATCGGTTGGTGGCGCGGGTCTACCGCACCTCGCCGTGGGTGGTGTTCCGCATGGACAAGGCGACCGGCGAGACCATGGGGCGAGGGCCTGTGCTCGACGCCCGCGCCGACATCGCCACCGCCAACAAGACCAAGGAGCTGATTCTCAAGAACGCCTCGATCGCGGTCACGGGGATCTGGCAGGCCGAGGACGACGGCGTGCTCAACCCCGCCAACATCAAACTCGTTCCCGGCGCGATCATCCCCAAGGCGCCGGGCTCGGAAGGCCTGAAGCCCCTGGAGGCGCCGGGCAAGTTCGACGTGTCGCAACTGCTCCTGAAGGACCTTCAGGACGGCATCGACGCGGCGATCAAGGGGCCGAGCCTGCCGCCGGTGGAGGCGGGCAACCGCACCGCCTACGAGATCGGCGAGCGCCGCACCGACCAGATGGCGGTGGATGTGCCGATGAGCCTGCGCCTGCTCTCCGAGCTGGACTACCCGCTGGTGATGCGCTGCCTCGCGATTCTGATGTCGCCGGCGATGGCGGGCAGCCCGTATGCGATCGGCGCATTCCCGTTCGGCGGCCGCAAGGTCTATCCGGTGCCGGTGTCGCCGCTGGTGCGCTACCAGGACATCGCCGACGCCCAGGCGCGCAACCAGGCGCTCTTGATGGCGATGCAGGTGGATGCCGAGACCACCTTGGGCCTCGTCGACCGCGAGCGCTACATCCGCGACTTCCTCGCCGCCCACGGCTTCAAGGCGAGCCACCTGCGCCCGCCCGCGCCGCAGGCGGGGCAGGGGATGCAGCCGCTGTTCGACCTGATCGCCCAGGCGGGCCAACCCCAGGAGGAGACGCAATGACCCAGGTGATCCTGCCGCCGTCGCCGGATGCGACGCAGCGCCTGTTCGCCCGCCTGTTCGCCGGCGTTGAGGGCGAGCAAGGGCTGGCGTATCTGCGCGCCCTCACCCTCGACCGGGCGATGGGGGCGCACGTGTCGAGCGAGCAGCTCTGGCATCTGGAAGGCCAGCGTTTTCTCGCGCGGCACATTCTCAAGCTCGTGGAGCGCGGCGCGCAGCCGGGCTGACGGTTCGATCGTTTCACCCAAGCACAAGGAAACTCTCCATGACCGACGTTCTCTCGAGTCTCGCCGCCGCGCCGGAGCCGCGCAGCGTCCGCTTCAAAGGGGAAACCCTGGCGGTGCCGGACGCCTTCTGGGATGCCGAGGCCGACGCGCCCAATCTCGGCGCGCTGGTGAAATCCCATGCCGACCTCCGCCGCAAGCTCTCGGACTCCCGGCCCCAGCCGCCCGAGGCCTACGAACTGGTGCTGCCGCAGGAGCTGAGCGGCCGCATCGTCGCCGATGCCGAAGACCCGCTCGCCAAGGGCGCGATGGACTGGGCGCGCCGCCACGGCCTCGGCCAGGACGCGTTCGCCGAGCTTGCGGGGCTCTACTTCGGCCGTGTCGCCGAATCCGCCGTCGACCCCGAGGCGGAGCGAGGCAAGCTCGCCGCCGCCCTGGGCGAGCGCGCGGAGAGCGAAATCGCGGGCCTGAGCCGCTGGGTCGACGGCCTGCTTGGCGACGTCCTCTCCGAATCCCGCGAGATCTACGCCGCCCTCGACCGCCTCACCGCCACCGCCGACGGCGTGATGCTGATCAAGGCGATCAAGGACAAGCTCGGAGAAGCGGGATTGCCGTCTGCGCGCACCGCCCGGCCCGGCGCGCCCGACGCCCGTGCGCTGCGCCAGTTGCAGGGCTCTGAGGCCTACCGCGCCGGAGATGCGGAAACACGGCGCAAGGTGGCGGAGGGCTGGGCGCGGCTGTTCCCCAATGACGAGATCTGAGACCGAACGGGCGGCTTCTTGACCTCAACTCTTGGGAAACTTGAAGTTGTCTGACCTCGTCTCGCCCCGGTCTGGGCGTAAATTAGGCAGTTACGCGCCAAATACTCGCCATATTCGGGGATTAGATCGGCGGGTAGGCCGCTTCGGCGTCCTACCCTGAATTGCCGAACGCGATCGGTTTCCGAACCGAGCCGCGCATCGACAAGGTCCGGCCGCAGAGCCCCACCCCGGAGCCCCAACCCAGTGTTAGGTCACAAACCCGGGGACTGCGGCCGGACTTCTCCCCTCCCGATATGCCGAATCCAATTCACCCGAGGCGTGGTTTCCCTCGCGTGATCCTGTGTGCTATGAGTTTGCGTCATTTGATCGCGCGCACGGCGCGCGGATGCTCGGGGGTTTGGTATGGCTGATCTGTTTCCGTCCTTCGCGCGCAAGCGCGAAGTCACCAATTTCGCGCCGCAGACCAAGGCGCTCGAAGCCGTGCGCAAGGCAGTGGTGGGGATGAACGAGGAGGAGCGCGACCGCTTCCATTGCCTCGTCGCCGACGTTGCGCGCACCCTCGCCTGGGCGGCGGGCCGCCGCGACTGGCTCAGTCTCCTCGATGAGACCACCCGCGCCATGGGCGAAGACTACGGCATCGCGGTGCGCAAGATGAACCTCGCCGAATCTCTCGAGAGCGCGCTCTGGGTGTCGATGCGCGCCCATCCCAATCCGCTGTATCGCCTCGCCCTCGGCTTGGTGTCGCTGCGCCTGCGCCTCGGCATCGCCTGGGTCGAACGAAGCGTGCTCGCCGCCCGCGACTTTGCCGGGGCGATGATCCTCGATGCGTTCGAGGAGGCCGAGCTCGCGCCGTCCGCGCTCGCCGCGCCCGCGCCCGAGGACTTCCGGGTGGGCGAATGGCCGGCGGTCGGCGATCTCTTCGGCGCGGTGCGCGAGGCGGTGTTCAGCCGCGCCATGGACCGCCACGGCGTGCTCACCGAAGGCATCTCGACGAGCATGGCGCTGCGCGACGCCTTTGACATCGAAGCGCCCGCCAACGGCCGTCCGGCGAGCCCGTGCTACGACGTGCCGCTGCGCAACACCAAGGAAACCGGGCCGAAGGGCGCGCTCTCCGAGGCCACCAAGCTGTTCGGTCCCGAGATCGCCGCCACCACCCTCGAACGCATGGGCACCACGCCCGACGCGCGCACCCTGGTTTCGGTGCCCGAGGCGCTCACCGTCGCCTCCGGGCTCTGGGGCGAACGCCTCGAAGCCGGAGCCGCCGAGATGATCGGCGCCGAAGCGGCGCGCGAACTTCGCCGCCGCAGTCATGCGACCTTCGCCTATGGCCGCGCGACCACCCCGGCGTTCATCCTCCTGGTGATGATCGCGGAAAGCCGCTGGCTCACCCTCGCGGGCGGCGCCACCGGCAGCGCCGCGGCGATTGCGCCGATCCTCGACGTCGGCGGCAGCTGGCCCGCGGTGATCCCGCCCAAGGACGTCACCGTGCGCGCCGTGGACGAAACCGAGGAGCCGAAGGAGAAGGCGATCCTCAAGCGCAACGAGTGGACCGGTCGCGATTTCAAATGGTACTGGGCGGCGCTGGTGATCGGCCTGATGCTCTACGGCTGGGCGGTGCAGGTCGGGCTTCTCTGAACCCTGCAGCGACGTTTCCAAGGAAAAACCCCCGGCAGCGATGCCGGGGGTTTTGCGTCAGAGGCCCAGGTCTTCGAGGGTTTTGAGAGACGTCGGGATGGTGCGGGAGAACACCTCGGCGAAGGGCCGGATCCAGGCGCCGATCCAGTTTGCCCAACCCGTCGCGGGCGGCTGGGCGGGGAGCGGCGTCTTGGCGGTGTCGGGCATGGCGGCAACGATCGTCGCGAGGCTGTCCCAGAGCTGGGGGTGCTCGGTCTTTTCCGGGCGGGGCCAAGAGCGACGCAGGGCTTCGGTGTCCGCGCCCGCCGTCTCGAGCGCCCGGCGCGGATCGCCGCCTTGCTTCACGCCGTCGCGCAGCGCCGTCGCGGTATCCCACTCGAAGCGCGAGAGCATGCCGAGAACGTAGAGCGCGGCGGCCGGTTCCCCCTTCGGCTCCGCGACCTGGGCGAGGGTGCGCCAGACCTCGTAGCGCGCCAGCGGCTCGCGAATCCACAGGTCGATTTCCGCCGGGTCGAGCGGCAAGTGCTGGCCGTCCTTCAGGCGCTGGAGCGCCGCGAGCTGGCGCTCCATGAACTGCCAGCGCGCCTCGACCTGGTTGAAGTAGGCGATCAGGGCGGCGTGGATCGGCGTCACCAGGGCGGTGTCCTGGCTACAACGGCCCTTGGCGGTGGCGTCGGGGAGGACGTCGTTGGCGCGGCTCTTCAACCGGGTGAGGAGTTCGCTCAAGCCGTCCTTGGCGGTGGCGAGCTGCTGCTGCCGTCCGGGATTGTTCCGCGACGCGGCGACCTGGCCGACGATATGGCTCGCCGCCAGCTCGATGCGGTAGAGGCCGATGGCGAGGTTGAGGCGCTCGCGCATCGCGGCGCGGCAGCTCTCCTCGGCGGCCTGCGCGAGGCCGGGCAACAGCCCGAGCAAGACCACGACCAGCGCGCCGGTGCGCAGGCAGGCGGCAAACGGACGGCGCGACATCGGCGGTCTCCTTCGGGCGTTGCGAAAAATCACCGGCGCAGCCTCCCTCCGCCACGCGCCGCTGTCAATGGCGACCTCCGGCGGGGATTTACGCAATGCGTATAACTTATTGAAAAACATCAATAAATATTGACGAAGGCGACGTGTTTTGCGATAATCGGCCCACGTTGCGCAGGGTGGCTTTCGGCCATGCCCGCGCCGTCCGGCATATCACTGGCACAGACCCGGACGTATCGGCCTTCACCGTTTCCGCCGCCATCGGCGGAAGACCGGGGGCCGACGCCAACGCTTCGCCCTCGGATTTCGGCAACGATCACGAGGGCTTTTTCATGAGCGTTTCGATCTCCCAGGCCTTCATCAAGCAGTATGAGGCCGACGTCCACATCGCCTATCAGCGGATGGGCGCGAAGCTGCGCAACGCGGTGCGCTCCAAGACCAGCACCACCGGCGCGGCGACGGTGTTCCAGAAGGCCGGAACCGGCGTCGCCGCGACCAAGTCGCGCCACGGCATGGTGCCGGTGATGAACATCGAACACACCCAGGTCGAGTGCGGCCTGGAGGACTATTACGCGGGCGACTGGCTCGACAAGCTCGACGAAATCAAGACCAACATCGACGAGCGCCAGACCCTGGTGGACGCGGGCGCCTATGCCCTCGGCCGCAAGACCGACGAGATGATCCTCGCCGCCGCCGCCGGCGCGACCAAGGCGGTGGGCGACTACGCCAACGGCCTGAGCAAGACCGTGCTCCTCGCCGCGTTCGAATCCCTCAACGCGGCGGACGTGCCCGACGACGGCCAGCGCTTCGGCATCGTCGGCCCGCACCAGTGGAACGAACTCCTCAACATCGACGAGTTCGCCAGCTCCGACTTCGCCTCCGACGCCTTCCCCTGGCTCAAGGGCACGGAAAGCCGCAAGTGGCTCGGCATCACCTGGATGATGCACACCGGCCTGCCCGCCAACGGTGCGCAGCGGGATTGCTACCTCTGGCACAAGACCGCGATCGGCCACGCCATCGGCGCGGAAGTCCAGTCCGACATCACCTGGCACGGCGACCGCGCCGCGTTCTTCGTCAACAACATGATGAGCCAGGGCGCGGTCCTGATCGACGCCGCTGGCGTGATCAAGATCAAGGTCAGCGACGCCGCGGTGATCGCCTGATCTTCCCCCGAATCTCTCTGAAGGAGCCCTGAACATGGCTTTCGACAAGACCAAGCTTGAACTTCTGGCGGGCGGCGGCGCGGTGCTGTCGCTGTGGGCGTACGCCAGTGCCACCGACACCGGGGCGCAGATCGACGCCACCGGCTACTTCAACGCCGCCCAGGCGGTGCTGAAGCCCGGCGACTGGGTGCTCGTCAACGCCGCCGACGCGCGCGGCATCGCGGTGGTGGCGAGCAACGCGGGCGGCGTCGTCGACACCGCCGACCTGCTCGCCGTCGGCGCGGCGGACGGCCGCTGAAGCAAGGGGCGGAGCGGGAAACCGTTCCGCCCATCCCCGAACCGTTGCCTGGAGGGTTTGATCATGGCGATGTCCGCCATCCAGATTTGCGCACGCGCGCTGTTGGGAATCGGTTGCGAGCCGATCACCGGCTTCGACGACGGCACTGCCGAGGCGGACGTGGCTGGGATGCTCTATCCCGGCGTGCGCGACGCGTTGCTCTCCGCCTATCCCTGGAGCTTCGCCACCGCGCAACGCGCGCTGCCCGAGGTTTCCGCCGTGCCGGTGGCCGACTTCGCCCACGCGTTCGGCCTGCCCGACGACTTTCTCCGCGCGCTTTCGGTCGGTCATGCGGGGGCGCAGCGCGGCCGCGGCGTCACCTATCGGATCAACGAGCGGCGGATTCACACCGACGCCACCGCGGTGGTGCTGACCTACGTGTTCCGCCCCGACGAGCGCACGTTCCCGCCGTTCTTCGACCAGGCGCTGATCGCGCGACTCGCCGCCGAGTTCTGCCTGCCGCTGACCGAGAATACCGCGCGCAGCGAGCTCGCGGGCAAGCGCGCCGAGGCCGAGATGCGCCTGGCCAAATCCATCGACGCGCAGCAACAGACGCCGAACGTGTTCGACGACTTCTCGCTGCTGGAGGTGCGGCGATGACCGGGCGCACGATGACGGTGCAGACCAATTTTTCGGCGGGCGCGCTCGACCCGCACCTCGCGGCGCGCTCCGACGTGGCCGCTTA